GGCGCAGAACGGGAAGTGGGTTCTGCTCAACCAGGTTGACGGGACGCTCACCAAGGTCGCCGTCTCGATCGCCTAGGGAGGCACTACATGGCAATCGCAAGAGACCTCCCCACCCGCAACGCGGACACCTCGGAGGCGATCACTCCGACCCGAACGGGCCCTTACAAGGAGGCATACGTCCTGCCTCTCGGTACCGGACTTCAGGGTTTCGGCGACGAGGGATCGTTCTTCTTCGCCTGCAACCCCACGGTCGGCACGGGCATCGCTGCCCATGCGGCGCCGGTCGTGGCGGACGCGGACACGAAGGCGCTGCTGCACCTGTACAACGGTGGGCTGAAGAACATCATCCCGGTGTTCCTGCATCTCCAGTTCACCGCGATCGGCGCCAACGGCACCGTCAGCTACAACGTGGTCTACACCGACAAGAAGGGATCGACCGCCAGGACGAGCGGGGGCGACGCGATCACCCCTGTCAACGTCAACGGCGCGTCGACCGATTCGTCTTCGGCCACGATCTACTTCGGCCCGGTCGTCACGGCGATGACGACCAGCCGCAAGGTGTTCGCTCAGGCGTGCCGCGAGGTGATCCCGGTCGTTCAGGACCAGATCACCGTGTTCTTCGGCTCGCCGAACGGTGGGATGCTGTCCGGCCTCACCACGGCCGCGACCGCAACCGCGAACATCGTGCAGTACGCCCCGCCTGTCGTCATCGGGCCGGGCGGCAACCTCAACTTCGCACGCATCCGGGCATCTCAGAGCGGCGCCGACAGCTACAACTTCTCGTTCGGCTACATCGAGCGGTAGGCGATGGCCGCCACGGTCACGCTCAGCACGACGACGCTCTCCGAGAGCATCTCGGCGTCAGATGGTGTGCTCAAGGTCGGTTCGACTTCCGGACTTGCCGCCGGCACTCGGCTTTTCGTCGACAAGGAGCTGATGTCGGTGGTGAGCCTGGGAATCAACCCCTGGGTGAACGTGAGGCGCGGCGTGGACGGTACGCCGTCTGTGCCTCACATCTCGGGGGCGACGATCTACATCGGGCGGGCACACGACTTCTACGACCACGATCCTGTCGGGGCTCCGGAGGCTGCGATCGCCGTGAGCCCCCACATCAACGTTCTCACCGGCTCCGTCTGGTTCGCTCAGGGCAGTCCCGATCCGGCTCGAGAATCTCAGCGGTGGTGGCAGCTTCAGACGACCACCTACAGTACGGGCCCGCTCGGGGTAGCCGTTCAGACACCAAGTCCGACGTCGTCCACGTAGAGGGAGAAAGCAGATGGACAGTCCGCAGTTGGGCGGCGTCTTCGATCCGAGCCGGAATGCTTCATTCACCGGCCAGGTCGAGTCCACGAAGACGATCAAGAGCATTGGCGCAGCAGCGGCCGGCGGCATCGGCTACGGCACCGGCGCCGGGAGTTCGGTGACGCAGCTGACGAACCGAACCACGGCCGTGACGATCAACGCGCCGTGTGGCCTCATCACCACGGACGATGCTTCTCTCGCGGCCGAGGCTGCGGCGGCCTTCACCGTGAACAATTCCGCGGTGGAGCTCGGCGACGTGGTCGTGGTGGCTCAGCGGTCCGGCTCGGACGGCGGGAACACGAACGTCTTCGTGTCTGCCGTCGCTGCGGGCTCGTTCCAGATCACGGTCGCCAACAACAACGCGGCGGCCGGCACGGCGGAAACCGGGCCGATCCTGCTCAACTTCGCCGTCATCAAGGCCGTCTCGGTCTAGGGGGTTCGATGGACATTCCGTTCATCCGCATCGGCGGCCGGCTCATTTCGACCGACAGCGAAGAGGGCAAGGAGTACCTGAAGCACGAGCGCAAGCCCAACTACAACCCTAACGCCCCCGAGAACCAGTACCCCCGGATGCTGTACCAGGCCCACAAGCGCCCTGACGGCGTCGTGTCCGTCAACGAAGTGAGCGACGGCCCGTTCGGCGGCGTCATGGGCGCCGCGGACGCCTTCAACCGCCAGTGCCAGCGGATCGTCAAGGGTCCGCAGGAGGAACAGTCGGCGTTCGAGGGCGGCTGGCATCGGACCCAGCAGGACGCACTGGAGAGCTTCGAGCGCAAGGAACGGCTGCGCGGAGACGCTGCAGCGCACCGAGCCCACGAAGACCGGAACATGAGCGAGCCGGCGAAGGCCGAGGCGAAGGCGGCGGAGGACGCGACCCCGGAGCACGTCGCCGAGGTTCCCGAGAAGCCGAAGGCGAAGCGTTCCTACAAGCGGAGGAATGCGCCTGCTGCGGCGTAGGGCTGAATGGCGGAGGTCCGCGACATTGTCACCGCGGCACTGCGAGAGCTGGGAGTCAAGGCGGCTGGTGAGGTAATCACCGCCGACGAAGCAGACTCCGGGCTCGAGGAACTGAACCGCCTCGTCGATCAGTGGGCCGGGGAGCGGCTGCTGATCCACCGCGTGACCCGTACCACGTGGACGATCTCGGCGACTCAGAACTACACCGTGGGTACCGGAGGCACGGTCAACGTCGTCCGACCGGTCTACCTCGATCACGTCAACCTGATCGACACCAGCACCGATCCGGACCAGGAAACTCCGCTCACTCCGCTCACGGATGACGGCTGGGCTGCGATCACTCAGAAGGCGGCCACGTCCACGCAGCCAACGAACTGGTACTACAACCCGACGTTTCCCTTGGGGACGCTGTCTCTTTGGCCGGTGCCGTCGAGTGCGACGCTGCAAGGCGCGCTCTACGCTCCTCAGCAGACGTCCGAGTTTGCCAGTCTGGACGAGGTCATCTCCCTGCCTCCCGGCTACCGGCGAATGCTGGTGAAGAACCTGGCCCGGGACCTGGCGCCGTCGTATGGCCGGCCGGTGCATCCGGAGCTGAAAGAGGAGGCGATCGAGTCCAAGGCGACGGTGAAGCGGAACAACTACCGACCGTCAGACCTGTCGTTTGACGCCGCAGTGCTCGGCGGCAACGGCGGATACGACATCATGACGGACCGATGAAGCGCTTTGACGCCTTCATCGGCGGCAGCTACGAGAGCCGGGCGGTAAACGCCGACTGCGAGCGCACCATCAACTGCTACGTGGAGGAGTTGCAGTCGAAGAATGCCACGTCGCCGCGGACCCTGCTTCCGACTCCCGGCGTCGAGGTCATCACGACGGTCACGGCGGACAATCCTGGGCGTGCGCACTTCGCGATCAACGGCCGCGAATTCGCGGTGATCGGCGGCGCCTTCTACGAGTTCGGGCTCGACGGGACGGTGCTGAACTCGTCCGCGAACGATCTGCAGGGCCCGCTCGCTACCCCTGCGCTCATCAACACCAGCCTACCGGCGACGATCTCTTGCAATGGGGACGGCGGCGGGGAGCTGTTCATCACGGCCGGCGGGAACGGTTACACGTTCGACCTGATGACCCCACCCGCGTCCACCGTCCCCGCAATGGTCGTCGCGCTCGAGGGCGTCGCCCAGTTCGGGGCGCACTTGGACGGCTACTTCTTCGCGCTCGACACGGTCCATTCGAAGCTCTACGTCTCGGATCTCTACGATGGCACGACCTGGGACGTGGGCGGCACGTTTGCCCAGCGGTCCCTCGGCGCTGACAAGTGGAAGTCCATGAAGGTCGCCGGTCGGGCGGTCTGGCTGTTCGGAGAGCAGACGACTGAGGTCTGGTGGAATACGGGAGACCGCTTCCCACTGTCTCCTCTTGCGAATCAACTCATCGGGTACGGCATCGCGGCGCCGTTCTCGGCCGAGACGGTCGGAAACGACATCTGCTGGCTGTCGACCAACCGGGACGGGAAGGTCTGCGTGATGAAGGCGTCGGGGTTGCAGCCCGAGGTCATCTCCACGTACCCGCTCGACAGGGCGATGCAGTCGTATCGAAGCCTGACCAACGCAGTGTCTGATGCCTACTCCGACTCCGGGCATACGTTCTTCATGCTCAACTTCGACAACGACGACATCACTTGGTGCTGGGACAGTCTGACGGGGCTCTGGCACGAGCGCGGGACCTGGCTTCCGGAAGAGCATCGATACACGAGCTGGCGGCCACGGTTCTACGCGAACGTGTTCGGCGAACACCGGATGTTGGACTCCGCGAATGGGAACCTCTATCGGATGTCGTCGGACCTTTCGCGAGACGTGGACGGGCGGCAGATCCGAAGCGCTCGACGTGCACCGGCAATCGTGGACGGGACGAGCAGGGTGTTCTACCCGGCGTTCGCGTTGGACATCGAAGGCAACGCGGTCGATCAGGGG